ACTTGTAATCTGGTCTTTAAAGGTAGAACGCACATCAATATACAAGGCAGATATGCCACATAGAACGATGAATAAAGTTGCAACCACAGGGTTTTTAGCAAAGTCTTTGAACGATACAGGTAATGCCATTTTAAAATAGTTTTATATAGTAACCCAATGAATAATGATTTGTAGTCGCGTTTATCGTAAATAAGCCGTTTTTAGGCGTCTTATACCCAAGACCAAGTCCTAATCCTAATTTGTTATCAAATGCCCTTAAATCGCCTATAACACCCAAGTAAACCTCTTTCTTAGGCTTTGGTATTATAGTCTTTGTAACGTAAATAGTTTTTTCGTTTATTTCAGCTTTAAAACTTCTACCCTGAATCTTGTTTTGTGAGATCGTATCTTGAATGTATGCGTATCCTAATGAATCTATGCGCATAGTATCAGAATAAACCTTTACTTGGTTGTAGTCTTTTACGATAGTAATTGTATCGTGAACCTCATCTATATTGTAAATTGTGTCTAAAACGACAAAAGGGATAGATTTCCCCTTAATGTACTTAGTAAAAGTTTTCTGTTGGTAAACTGTGTCGGTATCTACGATAACCGAAGACTGACCTATATATTCAGATTTGTCCTTTATAAAAAGAAACACAATAATAACCAATATCGCTATTACTATATTCTTATACATTACTTAAATCTTTTACTTGCTTTGTAGTAATAACGAATTGCAAATACCCCTGAAATAATAGCAGTCAAACCTGCTACCAAAGTTACAAATGGTTGTACCTGTGTTAGTGTTAATGATGCTGCCGTAAGGCTTATACCTGTATTAACTAATGCTTGACTGCTATCTTGTGTCATTAATCTTCTGTTTTTTCCTCTTTAGGCTTTTGCTCAAGTTCAAGCTGACCAAAGAAAGTTAATAATGGTAATCCAAACTCTGTAGGGATTTTGTTAATAAATGCCTTTAAGTCGTTTAATTGCTGCTCGTTTAATGTAATCATATTATTTTATTTTATTCACAAATATAGTTATTTGTTACGGATTAACAAATGACAAAGGAAGTAATGCCCATTTATAGCCTTTATGGGTTCTATTATAATTTTTTAAACACTCTGTCATACAAGCAGCATTAGCTTTTAATTCTTTATAAATATATCTTCTATTGTACCAAACCTTTATCAAATTATCATTTTTATCATATTGACCTATTGGTTCATATATAGATAGCCAATATTGTTCAGTTTTTCTTTTATGTTCATCTGTCCAAGAACCATTTGATTTCCCTTTAAAATACTCTGATAACTTTCTTCTATGTTCTTCAGATTTTGGTCTATTTTTTAATGCAATAGATATTTTTAAATTTCTTTCTTTTGTAAGAGGGGGTTTATGTTTTGCAGCTTCTCTTAATTTAGCCTTTGTTTCTTCAGATGCTTTTCTACCTTTATTCCATAATCCATTCATTTCCTCTCCACCATCGGTTAAATTAGCAAGTGTGCCTGTCTTTTTATCTATTCTACCATACAAAGAAATAAGTTCAATTTCCTTCTCTAATGCTTGTTCTCTTGTTAAATCATCAAATAATATTTCTACATCATAATTGGTTCTTGAAACTATTGATTTCCAAATTATGTTTTTTCTTTGATTCTTCTCATAAGCCCTTTTTATATGAGTAGCTATGCCAATATAAAAAGGTTCATTCTTATCAAGCCTAATATGTCTGTAAACGTATGCCATTAAAGCAAAGATAAAGATTAAGGGTTAGAAAAAGGCAGAGGCAAAGAAATTATCGGTGGATTAACTTGATTCTCTATTTGAGCATCTAAATTAAGGTCTAAAGCCTCTACATCTATTGAATCATCTAACCAACCACAAACGATGTCATAGGTTAACTCCTCGTAAGGTATAAAGTTAGCAACATCATCCTTTGAGAATGATTGACTGCCGTAAACACTTGCAAAGTATTCTACTCCGTTAATTGTTTCTTTAGCAAACCTTGACCAATGAACATTTATAACAAAATCTGTAAGCGTTCCGTCAGTTGGAACTGAATCCATTTGGTTAATGTAAAAGTATTTCATATTATTTATTTAAGATTAATTGTTTTAATTCTTCTATTTGTGCTTGTTGCTGCTGTATAGCCTTTACTAATATTGGGATAAAGTCTTGTCTTAAAGATTTGTATGTTATAGCATTCTCATCTTCATCTTTATTTTTCCATTCATCAATTAAATCAGGAAAAATACTTTCAACTTCTTGAGCAATAAATCCTCTTACATTTTTTCCATTATTACCACTTTCAACTTTCCAATCATATTTTCTTGGTTTTAGTGCCATAATAGCATCCAATCCAATATCTAAATCTTGAATGTTTTCTTTTAATCTTTCATCAGAAATAGCTGATATACTTTGATTAGTTGCAAACACTGTACCAGCTCCATTAACTTTAAATCTATATGCAGAATTTGTTATATCCCTTACATAATAAGTTTCTTCTGCATTTGTAATACTTGCAAACATAGCACCATTATCGTCAAATCTAAAGCCATCAGCAGCATCTATATTAATAGTTGTTTTACCAATTAATACTCGTGCATCCGATGTGATTCTCATTTTTTCGCTTGGCGCACCAGCATTTGAAGTATTAAACTTTATATCACCAGTTCTATTTCCAGCACTTGTTGTAACACCTTCTATCGTAGCAAATGATGTGTTTGTTCCACCATTATTTGATGCCCATATTACTGCATATCCAGCACCAGCAGTTGAAACTGGGTCGTATAATCTTACATGACCATCTTGAATTTCTAATTTAGCAGCAGGACTACTCGTTCCGATTCCAACGTTACCAGCTACTATATTTAATACATCTGTATTTGTTGCATCTCTAAATCCTAAAATATTACTTCTTGCATAGATTCTGCCTTGTAATGTAGTTCCATCAAATTTGAAAAAACTTACAATATTATCATCTACACCAGCATTGTTTCTACCATTTAATATCATTGTAGTTCCACCACTATTTGAATTTGCCGTTACACTACTTGAGAATGTAGCAGCTTGATTTGCTGCTAATGTTAATGCAGTTGTGCCACCGCCTGTTTCTAAAGTAATTGTTCCACTCGCATTATAGTTAGCTAATGTAACTCTGTCAGATGACCAATATAAAGCACCACTACCTGCAGTCATCCCTGTTAATCTATATGCTGATGCTTGAACTGTACTTGAAAAAACTGCACTCGTTCCGTTTAATGCACCTGTTAAAGTACCACCTGTTAAAGGTAGGTAAGAACTTAAAGCAGAACTTGTAATATATCCTGCACCATTTGTGATTTGGTCATTATTTGTAGGTATTGTGATTACCCCTGTTGTGCTATTGTAAGCACCACTACCTGCCACAAAACTTAAAGCTGCTCTTGACCTTGCATCCGTAAAGTAAAGGTTTGTTCCTTCTGTTACTTGTGTCGTTGTATAATCGCCACTTGCTGCCACAACCGCACCTGTTCTACCAAATACACTTGTAACAGGATAATTAATATTAGATGTCAATGCTATTGTTCCACTTGCATCAGGCAAAGTCCAAGTTCTTGCACTTGATACTGTTGTAATTGGCTGTAAATAATTAGTAAACCCTCCTGACTTTAATACTAATGTACCAATAGCCGTAGCGGTATCTCTTGATAAAGCTGCCAACCAATTTCCTGATGTATCAGTAGCAAAAACATTTTGAGCATACAAATCAAAAAGACCTAAAGTAACATTAGCGGTTGCGCCTGTGTATGGTACATAGCTACTTAAATTAGATGTCAATGCAATAGTACCTGATGCATTTGGAAATGTGTAAGTTCTATTAGTTGTATTGTCAAAATTTAATTGAGAATATTTTGCTGTATCTGCATCATATAAAGATAAAATACTATAATTTGAAATTTTACTTGCATAAATTGCAAAGCTATTTCCAAGTGCTGTAACAGGTGCGCCAAAAGTTAAATTTAAAGCATTGTTAAAAATAACAGGAGTATTAAAAGACTTTAATCCTGTTATTGTTTGAGTAGTATCAAGAGTAACATAATTACCTGCAGGTTGCTTTGCATTAAACGTACTCCAATCTGTTGAACTTAACTTACCTGTATTTGTAGCCGAAGCAACAGGCAGATTAAAAGTATGAGTAGCCGTTGAACTTGATATGTTAAAATCCGTTCCACTTGTTCCTGTCGCTAAAAATTGTACTTGTCTTGTTAAGTTATTTAACGAAGTTAATCCCTTAGAAAATGTTGTAACTACTTGGCACAAATGATTGTTCTCTGTGTGTAAAGTAACTACTCTTGTATCCACGTTAACATATATTCTAATTGCTATTCTATCAGTTATTGCTAAAGTAGTTTGAGTAACAGGTATAGCAAAATAATAAGGACTTAAAGTTGTACCGTTTGTTAAATATTCAGGTACGCTTTGGCTACTTCCTATTAAAGTAAAAGTAGTGCCGTCATACTTATAAACCTCTGCATATACATAAGGATTGTGATTATTAGAGTTTACACTAAAATAAAACTCACAATTAAAGTTTCCTGCAGGTACTTCTAATAAAGCAGGGTCATTAGCATCAGTTAAGTAACTTGCTATGTATCCATTAGTTGAAGCCGTAATATCTGTTCCTGCACCTGCAATAGGGTCTTTACTAAATTCTCTATAAGCAACACCTCCTATTGTACCTTGACTTACACTTGAATTTAGATAATAAGATACAGAACTTCCCCCACCTGTTGATGTTGGGAAATCTGCCAATGCGCCATCCCCTCTAACATATTGAGTAGCATCCCCTGCAAATCCAATATTAATAGTTCCTGCACTTGTAATTGGACTGCCTGTTATCGTTAAAGCGTTTCCTGTTTCTGTAATCCCTACACTTGTAACAGTACCCGTTGTGGCAAATAAATTAGCTATCTGTAATAACGTAATCTTTTTACTTACTCCTGTAATCGGATCGCCTATAATTGTTAAATCAGAAGTTTGTGGTGCAACGTTTGTCGCTAACTGATTAATTTTTTTTGATTCCATTAATAAGTATAATTTGTAGGCACCTGGCACCTGTTGTTTATAAATGGTAAATTCAAAGCAATATCACACTTGACACCTGCTAAAAAATCAGGATCAGATTCCGTGAAATATGTCATTGGAATATTATCCCCGCAAGTCCAAGTAACTACCCCATAATCTAAAGGGTATCTTAATTGAGCAATAAAATCTTGTGCTACCAATGTTTGATCTGATAAAACTTCCGTTTCGTTTGTTTCCTCTGATAGCATTCTATCCATAAAGTAAAAACTGAAATTGAAATCTATTTCTTTAGCACCTATTGTAGCACCTGTTAACGTAAAAAACATAGCAGGATAAGTAACCTCGCCATTGCTTAAACGTTCCCAGACATCCCCAAAGTAAACAAAATTAATTTGTTCGTGGTCGTTTCCTATCTTTGTCAGTTCGCTGACGATTTGATTCAAAGTCATTCTTTTTAGCTTTTTCCAAATAAACTTTTAGCTTATTTTGGTTTTTTATAGTTACTTGTTTACTCATATTAGCAGCATCCAATATTACCCTGATACCTTTCCTCAAAAGTTCTTTTACGTTTGCCCTCGTAATCATCATCATTGCAACAAGCATCCCCTAAGTACATTGAAACTGTGTAACCTTCATTATCAGGCTTGATTGAATCAATGCCGCTACCAAAGTTTAGGTAGTTAGGATATAAAGCATTGTTTTGTTTTAGGTATTTAATTAACCTTTGCTTGTAAAATTCTGCTCTGGCTTTGTATCTATTAGCCACATCAATCATATCTTGCATTGACGGATTTTCTTGATTTTCGCCTGACTTTCTTAAAAGCCCTTTGTTATAAAACTGAAACGATAAGCCTTGTGGTAATTCAGACATTACAAAATAGATTAATGTATCTACAATGTAATCGTCTAATAAAGTAGTTTGTAAATTTGTGTATGTATTGGTATCAACCGCCGTTTGTAATTCATTGTAAAGTGCCGATCCTAAAGCAGGCAAAATATACATATCTTGCGCCGTTTTAATTTCAGGCAATACTAATTTTTCATCTACGTTTGCGTGCAATCCTGTTCTGTCTTTAATTGACTGGACTGATATAAATAAAGTATTCTTGCTCATTATTTTTTTCTTGTTACTATGTTTGAAACCCATTGATGTCTGCAACTTGGCTCGTGTGTATTAGTACCAGGCTTTGTGTACCAACCACCTTTACGATCCCATACTGAATATCCTAATCTTGCACTCATTAACTCTATTTCGCTACGGCTATAAACCTTATTTGCGTCTAATAAAGCTACGCAAAATGGACGGCTTGTATCCTTATCTGCATTACTAAATCCTGCTTTCCATTCATAAGAATATCTAATCAGCAATTCCGTTGTCTGTGGCTTAATCTTTTCTAAAATATCCTTTAATGGCTCTGTCAAAGTATGCTCTGTAATTACATTCTCATCAATCCCTGTACCTATTGTGTATTGCTTTGGTTGAATATGCCCGTCATCAATCAATTTTTTAATAACTTCATTGATAGTATCAACGCTTTGATCTAAGGTAGTCGCCAAAACTTCTGGCGTTATTCTTTTATCCTTAGCCATCAAATCAAGCACATTCGCTTGTAATTGATTTACCTCTGCAAATAACTGATATTCAGAATCATCATTAAAACGAGTTCTTGACTTCCAAATGTTATAGTTATCCTTTGCCTCGCCAAACTCAAAAAACACGCTGAAATCGTCTGAAAATGCTTCTGGTTGTGCTACTTGTATATTTTCCCCACCCTCTTTTGGTTGTAAAGCAACTAATGCTCTAAGCTCATTTGGCGTAAACTGATTTAAAACTTTAGTTGCAACTAATGGCGATAAATTATTTATTGCATTAATAACGTCTTGATTTGTTGCTGATGTTTTTTCTTCAAGTGCCATCAATCCAACTTTATCTCTAAGTTCATCTTTAGACATAATTTGTAATAAACCATTTTCTGTCAATTCAATTCCAATTGCTTCTGTAGGTATAATTTTTAAATCAGCATCTTCAATACCTCTGTATTTAAATAGCATATTGAATACACTTTCAAGATGCATCTGCTTACTATTAACGTAAGTATTTTTAAAGATTTCATAGCCGTCTCTCATTTCTGAACGGCTGCCTAACTTACCTGCCTCTGCAATACCAAAGATTGATGGCGTTGTAATTTGATGCCCTGAAAATATATTAGTTTGAATCAAAGAATCCACTCGTCCAAAGTCCTCTTTTGTAATATCAGAAGTTCCTAAATCGTCAACGATAGGCTTTCTTGCGCTATCATTTACAAAGGCTAAAATAAACTTCTTGCCATCTGATCCGCTAAATCTATTTGTAAAGCGTTTTTCAATATTGCGCTTTTCATCATCCGAAGGCTCGCCATTAGGTAGGGTAATAAGTTTACTTGCAGAAAACCCTGTCTGTGCATTACCTAAAACGTGCTTTGATATTTCAATATCTGATTCTATGTAATTAAGCGCACCAAAATAACCTGGCAAAGAATAGTAACCCATATTTGGGCGGTATTCTTTTATGTAAAGAATGTGCTTGCCGTATGGATTAGCAGGGTTAAAAGCAGGATAAACCTCCGCCTTTTCATTCCTGTCTGCCCAATCCTCTTTATACCAAAATTGTGTGTTGTCTTTATTAGTACGAATCTTAGTATAATCACAATGCCAGATTTCGCTTAACTGACCTGTAACTGACCAAATGATTTCCAAATAATAACCCCCAAATAACTCGGCATCTAAAGATACCTTTCTTGTTAAATCTTCAAGGCTTTCCATTCTATTGACTTTCTCAATAAAAGGTTTTGCTTCCTCGCTTCCTGACCAACCATTTGCAGTAATATAATGCACCTTGCTTTTTACAATGGCATTATGTTTAGCTGACTTATTAAAAAGTTCAACTAAGTAGTTTGGGTAATCGTTGCGATCGCCATACTGAATATATCCTTCGCCTTTCTTTTCTTTAAATTCAGGCTGCTTGGCTTCCGCAAATGTTAGTACTCTTAAATCCATTATTGTCTTATTTTATAAGTGTCCGTTGTAGTATATTCCGTAAAATTGAAAGGCGTTCCGACTAATTCCATAATCCCTGATTCTAATAAATTTAGACCTGCAGGATTTAGATTAGATGTACTTGTCTGCTCGTATATATTGTAGTCATATTGACCATTTAAAGCAGTACTAAAATTAGTATTTGTAACGATACTAAATTCATTGTATCTGTCCTTATATTGGCTTATGTCTGTATTATTTAACATAACAAATTTAACCTCTGTATTTGCACTTCTATTAGTAAATACAAACAAATAGTTTGGATTAGTCAATAACTGCTTTTCAGTTAGGGTTAAAATTATGTTTTGGGTTGCCCCCTTTGTTAACCTAATCATATATCTATATAGCTAAAAAGCTAATTTGTTGCATATCCTACAATAAAAAACCGCCGAACCAATGAAGGAACGGCGGCAAACCTATAAACCTATGAAAAAACTTATGCGCCTGCGGTTGTCAATACAGAGTAAACTGCTTGAGCTACGCTTGGAGCTAATGCGGCTTCTGCACCTGTAAAGGTTAAAGCGAATCCACTTCTGTCGCCTTGAGCAGTACCTGTACCAGCAGTACCAGCAGTTAAATCTAATCCTCTTGTTTTACCAAGATACCAATATACGCCGTTTGAATCCTTTACTACTGCAATCAAAGTATTTTGAGCAAGTAATAAAATCTCGTTTCTTGTAGCGGTTTGTAATTTATTTAATACAACCATTAATTCCTGTGCATAAAATACTGTTCCATTCTGTACGTTTGTAGTAATAGTTTGATTCATCATTGATGTATCTTTTACTTGCTCGTATTTATAGAACTTCTTACCTGATGCCTTTGTTAATGCGGTAATTACACCACTCGCTTCGGTTGTAGCAGTTACGTTGGCTGCTTCTATAAAATACACTTCCGTAACACCGCCTAAGCTATCACGGCAGTCTAAAGTGTATCCTGATGTTAATGCACACGGCATAATATTAAATTTAAAATTTTATTAAAAATGGGGGGCGATTAAACCCCCCAATAATTATGCTAAGATAAACTTAACGATCTCGTCTGGGAACGCTACGTTTACACCCATTTTGAACTCAGATACGAAACGAACTTGATCAGCTTCTTTTGCGTAGAAAATTTCAAACTTTTCTTCTTCGTTCAACAAATCTGTTCCTAAGAACAAGTTGCTTAAACGCATTGCATAAACCTTGTTAGTTCCGTTTAAACCTTGTAAAGCAATAACTTTAATTGGAGTACCAGGTAATACGAACTCGCTATCAGCTTTCACATCAATTGAATAATGGAATTGGTTAGCGTTCTTTAATGCAATAGTGTAAGTTCTGAAAACGTCTTGACCACAGAAGATAGTCATATCGTCAGCAGCTACAACTTGTGCAGGGATTGCTTGATATACACCATCAAAAATGCTGATTACATTCGCAGCAGTAATTGTGCTTAAAGGCGCACCACTAATGAAAGTAGAAGCGTTAGCAGCTACAACACCAGAAGCAGCTCCGATTAACTTAACAAGTCCGTCAAATCGAGAAAGATTTGCGTTGCCTGAAGTTGTATCGCCCTGCCATAACGCAACTTCTAATTGAGCAGCAATTGTTTTTGCTTTCTTATCTGCAAACTCTTGCTCAAAAGGAATAGAATCATACATTGATCCTGTTGGTAATGCTTTTTGTAAGTACTTAGCTTCTAAGTCTTTAGGACAAAGAGATTCGTTTACTTTAATTTTTCCAACTGTTACTGTTCTTTGAGTAAAAGTTGTTGAACCAGATGCAGTAAATCCGCAAGATCCACCTGCTTGGAAGATTGCGTCTGTGTCCATAATGTTAATTGTTTCAGCAGACTTTACGCCTACCATAACGTTACCTGCGCTTTTAATTAAAGCTGCAGTCTTTGCACCTAATACAGAATCAGTTACCAATAAGGCTTCGTTTTGCTCTGTATAAGCGGCTAATGCGTCTACGTTAAATCCCATTTTATTTAATTTTTAGTGTTTAAAATTGCGTTTCTATATTTTTCTAATCTTTGTTCTTTAATGCCCTTTGTGTTTACAAACTCATTAAAGCTATTTGGTTTCTTAATAGGATCTTCGCTTGGCGTATTTGAAAGTGCTTCAATCAATTCAGCTACTTGTGCAAATCCTTGCTTAACCTTATTCTCTAAATCCAAAACTTTTGCGTCAGATAAGTTTTTAGCTTCAGTCAATTCAGCAATCTTTGCCTCAAACTTTTCAGCCATTTCCTCCATCTTCTTATCTTCATAATCTTTACCTGCTTCAACGTCAACTTCTGGACTTGCTTCCACTACTTTAGTTTCGATTTCGGTAATTTTTCCGTTCTCATCTAAGGTAATTTCTGTGCCGTCCATCAATTCGTGACCTCCTGCTGGTGCTGGTTGCCCTTCAATAGTTACTAAACCGCCAATCTCTAAAGCTGAAATCTCAACCTTAGTTCCGTCCATTAATGAATATTCTGCCATCTCAACCTTAGTTTCCTCAACTTTAGGCTCAATAACTTCATCTTCCTTAACAGGCGCAGCGTTGTCCTCAAACAAAGCCTTAATTTTTAAAATTGCTTCCTGTGCGTTCATACTTTTTTTATTATATAGTTAAAAAATAAATAGTTTATCACTTAACTTGTGATAATATTTTTTGGATTGCATCTACCATAGACGCAACCTTGTTCACTTCCTTCGGTTTATAGGTAAATAAACCCTCTACGCTGAATCCCATTATTTGTCCGCTTTTAACCTTAGCCCACGCCTCGTCATTATCCACGATCATAGACCCAAACCAACTGCCAACAGGCGCATCTTCAAAGCCTTTCATTGGCATAATGCCACGAGAAGGATCAGAGATAAAACTTTCAAATAAAGTAACCCCCTCAAATTGTTGCTTAGAATCGTGCATTAAATTAACATTGCTTTGGAAGCCTTTTTTAAAAAACTTCTGTACAATCTTAAGAATAGTGTCCGAACTAAAAGCAACATAGTAATCGCCATAAGTAGCATCAGACCTAAAAATAGGCGTATCAGCCAACATAATAGCACCCGAAATAATACGGCGATCTTCATTTGTTACCTCAAATTTTTGGGTTTTATTAAATGCGTTCCAATTCTTTTGTATTGCAGGACGATCAACTAATGCAATGAAATCAACTTGTGAATCATCTTCTATGCTATCTGTAATGTCCAACATATAAATAGGTATCTCTGTATTCATATCTTTAAATAGTTTATTTGTGAATATTTATCGTTTAACTAAATCTTGCTCTTTGTCTTATGGCTGCCATTCTTTGTTGATTGCCTGTAACATCTGTCTCAATAACGTATGCCCTAACTGCCTGATTGCCTAAATCATTAATTGATTGTTGATTTAATTGTGTCATTTGCGCACTTGGTAATTGTGGTAAAATAGGTGCTTGCGATGAAATTGAAGGAACAGAAGCACCACCACCACCACCGCCAGGAACTTGAACGGCAGTAATTGATTTAACTGCACGCATACCCGTTGCTATTATAGCAGCAACAGACGCGATTTTTTGAATAGTACCAAATGGTTCTGGCAATGTTGATTTTGCTCTAATAACCTCAGAAGCTCCCGTATAAGTATTAATCAAAGCACTTGCAATTCCTAAAGCCTTTCCTGCTTTTGTTTGCTCACCAATTATTGATCCTAAAGACATTGCAGCATCTGCAATATCGTAAGCTGCATTAACTCTTAAATTCCTTTCCTCCTCAGCCATTTTTTTCTTTGCGTCTGAATTTGCTTGATCTATTGCTAATATTTGAACTCCAGTTTGTTTAATAGTAGCTAAAGACTTATTTTGCCATATTACATTTTTATCTATTTCATCATTTCTTTTTTTATCCCTTTCGTTTGAATCTTCTTGTTCAAATTTTCTAATGTCATCTATATATATTCCCTCGCTATTTTTACGAGCAAATTCTCTACGTTTTAAATAGTCTTCATAACTTTGTAATAAATCTTTTTGTAATTTTTCTGCTGCCTCTTTTTCCTCTCTTTCTTTTTTCTCTTGATATTCTTTTCTTTTCCTTGCTTCATTTTCAAATGCAGCTACTTGACCATCTATATTTATTTTATTGATTTCTGCGCTACTTTCCTCTGCTGCTTTTGCATCCTTTCCATAAACTTCTTGATAATGCCTTTGATGTGATTCTGCTCTTAGCCTTCTATATTTTTGCTCAATTTCAAATATTTGTTGTTCACTTGCACCCTTTGCTTTTGCTTGAGCTATATCTAATTTTTCTTGACCTTCTAAAAAATTTTTTTCCGCATCCAAAGCTACTTTAGCACCATCCGATATTTTTTTATTTAATTTATTTTGTGCTTCCTCTGCCTTCGCCGCCGCACCTACATAATTAGAAAATGCTTGTACTGCTAATCCTAATGCTACTACTAATATGCCAATACCTGATGCAATTAATGCAATCCTAAATGCTTTCATTGCAGTTGTAGCACCTGTAACTGCTGTGGTAGTTGTAACTGTTGCAACCCCTTGTTCAACTGTTGCTACTGTTTGCGCTTCGGTTGCAATAACATCTGCCTCTGTAACTACAACCTTTTGTCCTAATATAAAATTATATGCTTGTTGAAATAAGGATGTACTTTTTATAACCGCACCTAAGTTTTTAAAACTATCTACCGCCTCTCCAACAGATTGCAAGCCCTGTGAAATAGCCATTGCAGATTGAACCTTTAAAAGCATTTTTTGAACGTCCTCTGATTCGCCACCTAATAAACCCATTGCACCTTGCACCGCAGCAAATCCACCAGCAACTCCTGATAAGGATGCGGTAACTGCTTTAAACTTTGCATCTGGATTAAAGGCTTCCGTCATTGCCTTTGCATCGCCAATCCTATCTTTTAATTCCCCTGCTCTTTTTGCTGCCTCAATAGCTTCCTTAGATGTAGCACCAAACTTATCCGCCAACGCAGACACTTCCGCCTGCGCTTCCCTTAATTGTGCTTTAAGTGATCCGACAGATTTTCCTGCCTGATCGGTATTGACATTTATGTTTAAATCTAAATTCTGTGACATTATAAAAAATATTTTGTTTCAATAACCTTTAATAAACTAATTTTTGTTGTCTTGTATTCCATTGGGTTAAACCCATCTACTTTATTCAGCCTGAATAATATTCCATCAATCCAATAAAACTTACTAAAGTCTAAGTTCATAATGTCAACAGTATCTAATAAAGCTGAACAAGTTAATAACTTTGAATCCTTGCTTGTTATTTCTGCAATGTATTCACTATGATAAGCGTTAAATACATTAGTTGTAGGATAAGTTGTAGCATTGAATTGTATCTCAAAAGGTACGCCAAAGTTAATATCATTTGTAGGTGCAAAAGGATTATCTAAATGCCCACCATATCCATAGGTAGTAAGGGTATCAAGGACTGCTAAACTATTTAATATATTATAACTCGTTCTGCCTGTTATTTTTTTAGCTTGCATTATCCTGATAACACTATCCATTGAATTTTCTTTTGTATTATTATCAGATACCTTATAAATAGCAGGGTATATTTTATCCGTGCCTGTCTTTTGGTATAATACACTTGGCGCAAAGATTACTTCAAGCGAATCAGTTTCTTTACTAAAATCATATTCAGTATCAAAAATTCTATCGCCATAACTTTCATTATATTTTTTCTTATAATTCTCATTGTAAAAATCGTTATCCTCTTTAAACTTATAATGAAAATATCTTGCGTTTAATTCACTCATTGGCTTGATACTCAAAGGCTTAGACCTATCTATTTTATTAGACCAGTCTAAAGCAGTTGCGCTTGATTCGGGATAAAAATTAATAAATGGTTTTATCATTATTTTTTTATCATCCCAAGTATCTTCATATACATATAGATTAAACATCTTTGTAATGCTTAAGAAAAAGTCTCTTTGAAATATACCCTTTGGAATTGTATCATTAACAATTAATCCATCCCCATAAGCTACATCAACAGGCACAAAAGAATCCGAGAAAAAAGAAACTTGCCCCTCTGTTATCGTAACAGGTGGGTCATCTCTATTAGGTGCTGTGTTGGTAAACCTAAAACTTATTGCGTCATTTGTTACAATTAGTATTTCAAATTCGCCATCCTCACCAACTCCATCTGCAAAACTTGATTCATAAACGCTTACGCCATTTTTTAATATATTAAAAACTCCGCTTGTTGAATCCCCTGAAAATGAATAAATCATCTTTAAGGTAATAGAAGTTGCGCCTGTATAAGTGAATACACTATTTGAAGACGTTGCAACTAATCCTGATCCTGTTACTGTTGTAAATCTATATAGGCTTGTTCCTGTAATTATTTGTTCTGTTGTTCTTGTAGCTACAGGAAAATTGCTTGTAGTCTTTGTTAAGCTCTTTTGATTGTGTGGAATGATAAGCCTATTAAATAGTTCCTGATCCCCTGCTAATAAATCTAATGTATAAGTGTAATCAGTTCCTGCAAATATCTTTTCTAAATACTCCGCTACATATAAAGCAGGACGAAATGACTTTACTTGAAAGTTAACTTTGTCCGTGCTTACATTTCCGTAATCAATCAATGGATAAAAGTAACCTGATCCTGCAACACTATCCCAACTTGCTTTTATATTAGTTACATCGTAAACGTGATCGTATGCGCTAAAATCTAAGTCTGATAATCTCTTGTTTCCTAATGCAGTTATAAATCCACCCAACTCCCCAAACACAGAGCATTGATACTCAATGGTTTTGTCATCAATTACAATCTCTAATATCCTTAAAGTTCCTTTAAATATTTGGATTTTATCAATAAATATTTTACAATTAGCTTGTTTTGAAGCGTTAAAATTGTAGTTAACATTCGGTAAATTATCATCTGTATCATTCGCATTCCCTAAATCAAATATAAAGCCAAATATTTTATTGTTTGTAGCCGTACCTGTTATGGATATTGTTTTACTATATGAAGTGTTTTTACTACCGAAGTCGGTAATATCATCAATCGTATATGTAAACTCGGTACTTATATCCTGTACTAAATCAAGTCTATAATCTTCAATGTATATTTCTGTACTAATCATTATCTAAATTGACTATTTGTATATTTACCTACCTCTATTCCAATCTCAAAATTAAATAGCTTATCGCTTACCTCTAATTTATATTCGTAGTTTGTATCAGCTATTGTTACAGGGAAATAAGCACCTTGCACCTCCATATAACATATAGTACTTGCTACTAATTGCGCAAGCCATTCGTAATCCTGTTGACTAACCCAATCGCTTATTAGCTTATATTTATCTGTATGCTGAATAGCATAGTTTAAAGTAGTTTCATTGTACCTATTGTAAGCATCATTGTTTCTCATTTGATTGCCTATCAACTGCCAATCATTGCGTCTATATGAAGCCCTTTTAAATTCACTTGACCTTTTATTGACCAATGCAAATTTCATAGTATCCCAACCTCCTAATCTATTCAGGAAGTGCAAATTGTATTGCTTAAACTTAGGATAGCACTTTTGTACAAACTTAAGTTTACGAGATTCTGCAACCCCTAATTTTAAATAAACATTGTATCCGTAAGTATTCTCATTGATTATATTTGATCCTGCAAACGTATTGATATGCCCTGCTTGTAGGTTAAATAGATTCATCTGCCCTGTTAGCGTTACGCTTCCGCTTGCCGTATTGATAACCGCACCGCTTTCATTTATTACATCTACCACCGCAGTATAAGACCCAGCAGTTATTTTTAGATAGGTAGCAAAAAAATTATCGCCGTATTCTAAAACAATATTATCTGTATCCCTTTCTGTAAGCCAATCATCTGTGTAATTTTCTAATAAAAGGTTATCATAATAGTCAGATAAAACCAAAGGTGTGTTATTGTTTACAAATAGAATGTCCGCAAATAAAGGCGGATAGTAATTGTAAGCACTTAAATTGCCAGATGCTAAATTATAATTGCTGATTGATCCTGACGCATTTAGATATTCCTCGCCTACTCTATATTGATAATCAACTTTAATCTTATCATTTGTAGCTACCAAGATTGAATTACCAGAAGGCTCAAAATAGTTTTGAACATAAGCCCTTACCACAGGACTTGAATTGTAAATGCCATAGCTACCTTCTGCGCTTGGTGCGGGATATATCTTTGTTCTGCTAACCTGTGCGCCATCTATGAATATATCATAAATAAACTTAAAGGAAGTTTCGCCTACATTTGTAGAACTCGCTACAAACCAAAGGTCGTCGTGCATACTGCTATAAGTTGCAGGACTACTTTCTATTGTTATTGCCATCTTTTATTTCGTTTGCTATTTGTGTAATTTTTATTTCAACATCAAATCCTAATGCTGCGTTCATAACCTTTTGAAAATCAGCTCCGAATACACTATCCCTTGCCTTGTCAAAATACCTGGTTGATCTTAATCCTTCTTTGTGTATCTTTCTTGCTATTGCATATTTTAAACTTTTAGTTCCCTCTGCTGCTTTTAATTCCACTCCGAGCTTAGTATATTTTTTTACTTGGGTTGCTTTTTTCTTACCATACTTTAAAAAACCTTCTACCACCGAAATAGGAATAGCCTTTTTACTGCTCTTAAAAGCATATGGCGTTTTGCCGTCTGCCTTTATATTTTTAGTTCCCTTTACACCCTGATTAACAAAATCCCAATACTTTGACGCAGGAGTATTTTTAGGGTAACCCATTGACAAGGTATAAGTTGTTCCGAATTGAGTAACTTCAAAAGTTAAATTATTCTCTATATTACCAGAAGCAATAGAATTGTTTGCATTTAAATTATCAATAGCCGCTTGTTGGAACTCTGCGCCGTATTTTAGAAGCATTGCCTTGATAACAGGCATATCTGGTTTGTCAGATTTTTGTTGCCCTAATGTGCTTAAAAAGCCATCTGCTATCGCCTTTGCCTGTGCTTGACTAATACTCATAACAATAAATAGATAAACGGCTTAAATATACCGCACAAAAAACCCCCACCATATTGGCAGGGGTAAACCACAAAACTATAATTGCCTATGTAACTCTCTATCGTAATCCGCTTTTGCTTTTAAATAAGACAATGTATTTAAAGCCTCTATTGTTAATCTATCGTAAACTTCCTCAACTCTGATATTTTCGTGGTCGGCAATAAGTTTGGCTGAATAATGCCATCCAAAATATTGCATAAATCTGTTACCACTTGGCTGCATTGGGCTTTCGTCTGCCCCGTCATCATCATTTTGGTCACCAAATAATCCCTTGTAACTTCTATCCAATTTCTGAATACTTGATAAAAAAAAACCAACGAAAAATAAACGTCTTGAAAATTAGCTTGTAAAATATCGTCTGCATAATCTTCGTGCTTTGCTGCGTCGTACTTATCATCAACCCAAAATCCAAGCCAATTCCTTTTTTGTGGCATTACCATTGTAGCACCTAACTTATGCAGGTTTCCGTATATATCCCCTACAAATGCCTTGCTTTCTACATACCTTCCGAATGGCATCCTTGTAACATCATAAATCAATCGGTATCTTTTGCCATTTACTTTTATAACATTTACAGGTTTGCCCTCTGGCATACTATTTAAAAAATCGCATTCCTTTAGCTTTGCCTTGTATTCCGCTTGTGTTAAGCTATCTACCTGGTTTTCAGTCATATTGTAAACAATGCCTATAAGTTTAAACGACTTTTCTATTTCGTCGTCTTGTTTATTTGCAAGTGTTTTTACAATATTCTGATACTGCCAAACGCTAATGTTATTCCATTTCATAGCACGAAGTTATTAAAAGTTCCTCAATATCATTATCAGATTCTAAGATTTCATCAATCTTATTTAATACATCTGCGCAAGTAAAGGGCTGCCCTGTCTTACATTGCTGATCCACCCAATCCCGAAGGTCAATTAATTGTTTCATAGATAGTTTTATTTACACGATTTTAAAATTTCTAAACATAAATCTTCTGGAATTTTACTTCGTTCATAAGAACCTTTTAAACCCTGTGTTCCTGTTCTTGATCCTCTTGGAGCAGCAATATGGCAACTATCCCCATTCTTGCACATAGGTCTTGGAATCCATTTTTCGCTATTAGTCCATATATCAGTTGGCTTCATTCTTGTATCCCCATATTGACAATATGTAATACTTTGTCTTTTGAAATTATCCATAAAATCCATTTTCCTCAATAAACCTCTGGGGTTTTCAATAAAGAAGTATTTAGGCTTAAAGTAGTTAATTATTTCTATTGTTTTTTTTGCTAATTCAATACCAAGTTTAGCAGTATCTGTTTTAGGTATGTAAGCATTTTTTCCTCCTGTCCAATGATGCCCTAAAGCTGCAACACTAAATCCCGTACAAGGGGGGGATGCCCATATAATATCAGGTTGAAATGGAACTTTATTTATATCAAAATCTAAAATACTTGTAACATAATCAATCTTTTCAAAATTAATTAAATCACTTGAAAAAACTTCATAGCCTAAAATTTCAGATGCTTTGCCTATTGAACGGCTGCCTGCAAACAATTCCAATACTTTCATAATATAAATTTTTTTAGTCCGTTTGCGCTTGTCATTATTGCCTCCGCCCTTTGTGTCAGGCTTTCAATCTGGTTAAGTAACTCTGCCCTATCCTTTGTGCAATAATATCCGTTTGATGTACCCATAACAGGAAGTATGCCTTCTGATCGTATGAAGTTAATTATCTTCCTTAGTCTTGGTTCGCTAAATAGCTTGATGCCGTACCTATTTTTATTTTCGTTTATTGCATTAACAATATCCGCAGCCTTGATAGGATTGTCTTTTGTCTTTGTACTTAAGCCCTTGATAATTATAGGCACAAGTTTCTTTTCGTCCTCTGTTAATTCCTTTGTTATTTCCTCAAAGTTAGTTATCATATTATAGGTTTTACGATACGTCTGCCATTGCTAAATTTAGCATTTTTATTTGAATCCTTAACTCTTTATTTTCCTTTTCTTTTAAGCCTAATTCCTTTTCAATCTTTGCAATCCTTTCTATAAGCAACTCATTTTCCAGGCGGATCATATATTCCTGCCCCATTAAATAATTATTCTTAGTCATAAAATTGATTTAAAAAAGCCGCCCAAAGTTCACCAAATTACTACCTTTGTTTTTTTAATATTAAAAATCCTTCAGGCGGCGTAAGTTTATAATTTGTTTATTTGTTCTTGTTCTAATAAGCGATCCGTTTCCCTATCTTGTTGTAATTCCTCTTGAGGTGTTTCCTCCTCCTCCTCATCTTCCCAATCGCAATGTTCTAAGCAGTCAGGACAAATATCTATTTCTTCCATTGTGGTATGTGCGCCGCAGCAAGTTGAATATGGCATATTATAAGTTTTCTATTAAAGCCGTTAATAATAAAGCACCGCCCATAATATACCAGAACCATTTTCCTGATAGGCTTTCCGCTTTGTATTGCTCGTTTCTTTTTTCTTGTAAGGTTTTTAATCTGTTCATAGTGTTTGTTTTGGTTTAGGATTCAAATATACAACTTTTATACATATTCTATACATCTTGTAAATATTTATTTAAAAATATGATAAGCGGTAAATATAAAGGATAAGCGGTAATTAAGCAAAGGCGTAACGCCCTGATCCCCTTTTATAGTTAAAGTTCTGCCAAGCTAAAGCCAATGCCATAACGCAGTCATCGTGGAATCCTGAAGGCGCAGAATAGCGTACCCCATTAGCCGTGAATTGATATTCAAATATGTCCAATTCGTCAACAATCACCCCCTCTGGATAGCTTATCTTGCCCTGTTGTATTGCCTGTGCTAAGCCCTCCATTAATTGTTGCTTTGATTGACTTGTAAACTTTAAGCCTTCTATGTTTATTCCTTCCCTTTTTAAGTCCTCAAGGATAGGATCGCCAACACCTGTGCTATCTGCTAATATAGGCGCAGCAGGGAGCCTTCTAATTGTTTCCTTAGTATTATGCCAATCCATTTGGAAGCGGTCAAAATAAGCCACGTTACCCCCATTGTCAAGCCCTATGATAACTGTAAAGTCAACTGACTTAGCAAGGTCAATCCCATAAGCTACGATTTGCTGACTTGATATAGGACGGATGCAGTTTTTTATATATGCATTCCCGAATGGGTTTGCGCTATTTTCCGAAGGGTTTGCAAGGTACTCTTGTTCAAATACAACCTCTGGCAACTGCAATTTAGCTTCGTCTATTTCCCTTGTATTGATATATGGATTGTCATAGGTACTAAATTTAAAAGATTGCCAATCAGCCTCGCCCTGCTTCATAAACATAGAGTAAAAAAAGTTCTTGCCTCTGGGCGTGGATAGGAATACCGCCTTACCTTGATAATCAGTTAGCGTTGGGCGTATGCTATTCTGCCATCCTGATTCTAAGTCAGGGATAAAAGCCGCCTCGTCTATGATAACTAAATGAAATTTGCGACCTCTTAAATTGTCTAATCGTTCCCCTGTATAAAATTCAATTGATCCGTTATTAGGGCAATATATCTTTAAGTTACTGATATTGTTTTTAAAAGGAAGTGCTGCCGTAAGCCTTTCAAAAAATGCCTTTGCCAATTTATAGGTAGGCGTAATGTAGGCGACTTGCCCACCTTTGATTGCTTCGCTGATTGATAGTATCTGTGATAGTTCTGATTTCCCGAATCTTCGTCCGCACATAACCACAATAAAACGCCTATCGCATTCTAATATTTTCTTTTGGTTTATATGTGGACTTGGTAATTCTATGCGCACTATAAAATAGTTTTGCCTTCAACAAATACAACCTCGATCCTGGTATCTTGCTGAATATCCATTTGTTCTTTAGGCTTGCCATATACTCTGGTTAGTAAAGTATCTAAAGAATACAAGCTGCCCTTTTCTAAAGACTTACGCATAGCTGCTGCAATAGTTTTTTCTAATATCGTAGCCTTTGGATTATCCCAAACCTTTTTAAGTTCGTCCATATCCATTGACATCATCACTTGGATTGTATCGTTTATTTCGCTTAGCTTATAACCTTGCTCTTTGAGTAGACTAACATACTTTCTTGGACGTCCATTTGGGTTGCCTGATTCACCTGGCTTATATGGTATTAAATGTTCTTTGCTCATTCTGTTATTGTTCTGTTTTTATATACGCATTTCCGTTTCTTTTTACTTCTAAAGTTGGGTCAAGTTTTTTCATTCTATCTACAATCACTTGGCAGTATTTAGGGTCAAATTCCATTCCGTAACAAATCCTATTTAGTTGATGACAAGTTACCATTGTACTTCCAGAACCAAGATAAGCATCTAAAACTAACTTAACTTCAATCTTTGAATGTCTATCTG